TCGTTGATTTATCCCGGGAACTATTCCTGCAACTGTGCCTAATAAATTTCCCATCCCTGATAAGAAGCCACCTCTTCCGGATGTTCCTGCGCTGCCGCTGTGTTTACTATCACCATAGTAATATCCGTAGTACATTGCCCACATACCGGTTGTTAACCCTAAATTATCATCGTGGAACGTTAAACTAATATCATTGTATTCTAACTTAGTTTGTACAGCTTTTTTTCTGTTGTACTGCTGAGGTCTATCAACTTGAATTTTAAACTTAGGCAAGTCAATGGTCTTTACTAACATGTTAATAGCAGTACCATGTTTTTGTACGTCAAATGCAGAAGAAATAATTGCGGATGGATTTATGTTGAATACCACATGATACATCCACTTGCCTTTTGGAGCAAGACGCATTGCTTGAGAATTATAAAGTCTCGCAGCATGTTGAAAATCGCCAAGTGTACCTTTAGGGTTACCTAAGCCAGATATTACATTATCTAAAAAGCCATTTAATAAATTTGCCATAATAATATTTATCGCCGCGTATAAAGTGAGTAGACAATAAAAAAGGCCACCAAAGTGACCTTTCCTAATGCTCCCAGGGGTGCGGGTATTAACCGCCGGTTGTTAATGTACCTAATGCTCTTCCTACAGCAATACCAACACCGCCAATTTGATTGGATGCCTGTGCTGTTTGGATTGCGTTATCATACTGAATAGTTAAGTCAATAGTAACTGCTTCGTTGCTACCGTAGTTTACTGTGCCGTAACTTGATGTAGTAACAAAGCAACCATAAATTTCCCAAGTTTCTAAAACTGTAGGAGTGTTTGCACCGTTACCGCCATCTAACATTTCTAGACGTGTTGTAAACTTATAATCAATACCGCTTGCTGCTGAACTTTGTTCAAAGAAGTCGAACTGCTTTTGTAACTGCTCACCGACAAGTTTTTGTACTTGCCCTGATGCGTCGTCGCGCAGTTTAACTGTTATTGGTTGCCACTTGTGCTTACCAGCCATGTAAACACGGCTGTTGTAAACTGGTAGCTCAATTGTATCAAACTGTACTTCTGGACGTTTTGCTTCTACAACTTGCTTAGTAAGCTCTGTTGTAGGAGTTGATACACCAAAGTTCTCAAATGACATTCTAAAACGATATTGCAGTTTAGGCATCAACAAGCCTTGTGAGCTTGCTGATTGGTCACTTGCTAGGGGTACCGATAATTTGCTTAGTGTTGAAATAGACATTGTTTAGTCTCCTGTATTCTATTTATCTTAACCCAATCCTGCTATTTCACCAGTGTTCTTCAAGCGAACTGGAATGTAAATAAACTCCACTGCCTTGACTGGTTCAATAGCGATATCAACGTATAGTTCGTTTCTATCGATTCTGTTAGGTGTATTGTTACTTTCGTCACAAACAACTAAGAAGTCGTATAGAGCACGCTGTCCGACTAATTCTAACAATAAGCTCTCAACTTGTTGTTTGATTTCGTCACGTGTGATTTTATCATTTGGTTCAAAGATGTAAGGCTTAGCTAGTTTGTTCAACTGGCTACGTAAGTAAATTACTAAACGTGCTACGTTGATCCTATCTAATGCACTTGCGTTTCTTGCACGAGTCTTCTGTCCAAAGTTAACTAGGCCTGCACCTGTAAAGAATGTAATAGGGTTAACTTTTACATTATACAATGTGTCACGTTGTCCTTCGTTTAGTGCAACACTTGAAAACTCGCCTTCTGCTGTTACATAACCAACTGCTGTTGCGTTAGTAATTCCACCACGTCTTGTACCAGCTGGTGCAAACCATGGATAAGCAACTTGGTCGTTCAATGCCATCATACGTAAAATCATATGACTTGGTGGAACAGCAATATCGTTTCCAGCGTTATCACTTGTAAAGCCCCATGGATAGAACACACCTAAGTATTCATCGTATGAAACTAAACCAGTATCATCATCTTGTAGTGCTAATGCAACGTTGTTACCCCAATCGTTGATCGTGGTAGCATCAGGTGTTAATCTAGCCGGTGTATCACCAACAACAAACGCTGTTAACCCGCGATCGTAGTTTAATGTGATCATCTCTCCGATTAGCTCTGAGTAACCAGGTGCAGCTAACAAGTTGAATGTTCTAACTTCTGTATCACGGATTTCTTGGTTACTGTTAACCAATGCTTGTAGTGACTGAATAACAACCTTACGCTGTGCATGACGTCCAAAGCTGCCTGAACCGTCGTTTTGATTACCTGACTCAGTAACCCAACGATGTGGATAGTAAAGAGCCATTGACGCATCAGCTTGACGGCCATTGTCTGCTGTTGTATCAACGTAGTTACGTTCAAAACGCTTAACGTTAAATCCGCTTCTACGTAAGTTCCACAATGTCATACCACGTGGGTATAATGCAGGATCAGGAGCATCAAAGTCTAAGAAATCTGACGTCAATAGAGCCGCAATCGTAGCAGGCTCACTATCAGCACCTGCTGTGGCCCAACGTGCATCGGCAAATAATACGCCATTCTCAGTTGTTTGGTCACTCTTATCAAGTGTTTGCCAGCGGGTCAATGTTGAATCCCAACGTTTAATAATTGGATAATTTTCTAAATCACTAGTGTCGATCCAAATCTGACCGTCACCGTTCGTTGCATTAATTTCTGTTACGCCATCTGCAAATGTAGTTGGCTCACTTGCTGAAACAATAGGACCTTCTGGGTCAGTATCAGTATAGAAATTGGCATAGCCCACCCAGGCAACACCGTCTTTAACCATTAAGTCAACTTCGTCAACTACTGAACTGTACCATAATGCGCCGTTTGCTGCTAATGTAGCAGGAGCATCACCGCTGATGTAGTAACTTTGTACGCTACCAGAAAATGTTCTAACTGCCCAATTGCTTGCTAGATAATCGAAATTACTATCATTTGATACTGCGTACACATTGGTATTGTTTACAGCGTCAGCTAAACCTAAGTTACCTGCTGAGTCAGCAAATCTAATTTCACCGCCGGTTGCATGAGTAATCACAACTCTGCCGCCTGTTACAGTTGCGGAAACGTTATCAATGCCTGCGCTAGTAATAGCAATGGCCAATGTATCTGCGTCTGCTTCTGTACCAGCTGTGGCAATAGTAATAGTTGCAAATACATTTGCACCCACACCGTAAATACCATCAACGCCAGTTCTGCTTCCGCCTAACACAACGGTGTATGTTCCTATACCAGTTGTTAGCGTGCCCGTTGTAATAGCAGTTGTTCTAATAGAAGTAACGCCAGCTCTTGCTCTACGAACTAGTCTAAAATTTGCAGTACTGTCATTGTTAAAGTCATACTGTACATACGCTGAATTTACAGCAACATTTGCACCGCCGCCTGCAACATCAATACCTGCTAATGCAGCTTGATTGGTGTCATATAAAGGTGCATCAATTGCATCCCATAGCTGAGTAGTGTCATTGTAAACTTTAACTCTCCAACGTGCGCCTAAGTTAGGTTCAGTAGTTTTAACCCATACAGACCCTGTTGGGCGTGGAGTTTGTCCCGACTTGTTTTTCCATGTTGGAACATCAGTGTGCTTAGAAATTTGTAATTTTGGCGCATAGAACGTAACTGGCAATGTACGTACCACACCGTCACCGTCTAACGCAATACCAAAGGTTGTTAATAAGCTAGCACTTGTTAAAGTACCAAGTGTAATTGAGTTAATTGAACTATTTGTAGCAAAAATTTGCAAAATTCCATTAACATTTCTAGCACTAACACCGGATATACCAGCAGTATCAAAGGCATCAACAATGCTGTTAACAGAAATTGTATCACCATTGGCAACTCCGATAGGAACTGGAGTGTATGATACACCTAAATCAATTGATATTGAAAATGTTTCGTCGCCTGCTGCCAATGTCGTTGCGCTTGCGATAGCTGACGAGATTGTTGCTTTCGATGCTATCCAACCTGATGAGCCAACTTCTACCCACGATGCACCAGTAGTGTCGCCATCAGCTGCAAATGCACTTTTGTAGTACAAGGTAATTTCGTGGCCAGTACTAGAATTTGATTCGTTGTATGCTAATGCATAAGTGCCAATAACACCAGTGTTGTCGTTAGGGACGCCAGTGGTAATAATCGATGGTTTTTTGTTTGTAAAGCTCTGTCCACCAGTTGTGGTTGCAGCAGATCCGTTCCATTCAAAAATACCGTATGTTGTGCTTGCAGAATCCAACCAGAAAGTACCATCAACTGGGTCGCCGCCAGGTGCGTCTGCGTTCGGTGTCAATGCTAATAAATCCAAATCTGCTCTAACAACAAATGCGCTGTTACTCACGCCTAAATATGAATATGCGGCTTGCAGGCCGTATTCGTTTAGTTCGCCAGCATGTACTGGGTTGTTGTTTGCATCCACTTGGAATGTTGGGTCGCCAAACGTGTCTGCTAAGTCACGTTGACTTGTAATTAAATAAACCTTGCCGGCGTTTGCAGCAAGAGTTCCTTGTGCTGTGCCTGTACCTGAACCGTTCGATTTGCCTTCAGCTGAAGCAACAATAAACAACGGTCTAGTACCTGGTTCAGCAGGTGTGTAAAAACTTTCGTCAATTACAGAAACTTGTACGCCTGGGGATGTTAAAGCCATATCCTTTTTCTCCTAATTTGCTAACATTCTAGCTATGTTAATATTTAGCGGAAAGGAAGTAAAACACTCGGTTATACAGCCATTAAAAAGGGGGCGAAAAGGGGTTGTTATAAATACCTGTATGCGCCCTTTATGCAAATCATGTAAGAAAAAGCCCTGTGCAGTAAATTACTACAAGGGCAAAATTGTCTACTACAGATCAAAGTGTGATGGGTGTGCATCAGGTACATCTCCTAGAGCACCGTTATGGTATCAACTAGGTTACAGACAAAAAGACTTTTGCGAAAAGTGCGGATTTAAAAGCAAGTCTCCGGAAGTGTTTAACGTGCTTCACATAGACGGAGACTTGACAAACTGTCGACCTACTAATTTAAAAACAATATGTGCTAACTGCCAACGTACATTGCAAAAAGAAGGTGTTAAGTGGCGCCAGGGCGATTTGACGCCAGATTTTTAACTTGTTCGTATAGATCGTCAATGGTGCTGTTATTATCCAGTACATGATCAAACTTTGTGCCTACCCAAGCTGTTTCACTAGCATGTATATTCAGTGCTGCTATACGTGAGCTGGCAATAGACCAATTTGCACATCTATCTCCAGCATTCATATCAGCAGCGTCTCGGTACCAAACTGGCTCATCACCGCGTTTCACACGAACTACAATACCACCTGCATCACGGATACTTTTAATTTCGTTAGGAAAGCGGCAATCTGAAATTACCACATCGTCTGTGGAGTTACGGAGTTTATTTTCTAAGCTGGCAATCCAAATATCATCGTGGAATCCCCTGCGGCATACTTCTGTGCCCCAAAGTTGCAGCATTAAACGGGGAGTCAGATCGGGCATGGTTAAGCGGTCTGCCCACCAAGGGTCAACTTGTTCTCGCCACTCGCGGGCTTGTTTAGTACGACCTTCTAGCAGTGTTCTGTCCCAGCCAAATACACTAGCTACTGCATCTTTTAAGCTGTTAGCAAAACTTTCTCGTCTAAATTCGTGAAAGTTAACCAAATAGTCTGCAACAGTGTCCTTGCCAGAACCAATAAAACCACATACACCGATAATCATAATTGTCTCCTCATGAAACAATTATAATATCACAGAAGTGGAAAGTCAACAGTTATCTGTAGGGTTTTGGTGTTTTTGGCTTACCAGTATTGAGCTTATTAGCCAATACACTGGCTGTATTGATTGTTTTAGTACGCTGTGTTCTACGAGCTTGTTGCACTTTAGTCCTTGCTCTTGTGGTTTTCATACGTTGAGCAGCGGCAATGTCTGGATGATCTGAACACTTGCTAGGATGGCTTACTTGGCGCCCTTTTCTAACACCAGTTGTGCATCTAAATTTTAATTTTAGTTGGCCACCGCGAGTAGTTGGTTTGGTTCTTCCCCAAACTACTTCAACTTCTTTGAGTAAAATTGACTCTGTGACAAATTCTTTAAATCGCATAATGTTAACCTATGATAAATGTATAACCGCGACCGCCAGCAACTTGAGTAGCTAACTCTTTTTCAAGATTGTCAATATCGGTCTGACCCTCTGATTTTAAACTTGAGCCGTTGAGGGCTGTTCCGCCTTGTGGTCCTGCAATACTGGCAAACTTTTCACGAGCTTGACCTACTATAACTTTACAGTTGGCTAGGGTATAGTCCTTAACCCATTGGGCAGCGTATACATCATTTAAGATACTGATATCAGGGCGATAGTTATAGCAATATAACATTAGTGCTTCGTCATTGTTTCTAGGACGTTGTAGCAATGTTAGTTTGTGTGTTTGTGCATGCCACTTAAATTCAATAAAACTACCAAACATACGACCGATCATTTCTTGATACTGAGCAAATAGTTCGTATGTCAAAATACCACCCATGTTGCTGCTTGACAACAAATAGGTATTAGTGTATGCTAAGTTGAACGGTTCAAAAATAGTTCCGCCTGAACCTGATCCAGTCCTAGAGCCAATACTACGACGGAAAATTTGTCTAACTTCGACTACTTCTTTAGGTAGTATATAAGTATTTTGGTCTTCTACTGTGGTTAAAAACATGTAGCTTTCTTCTACAGAACTATCGCCACGCTGGCGATACTTGGCCAATGCCCTAGACAGTGCTGTTTCGTAGTGCTTAGGATCAAGCTCAACATCGATCATACCGTCACCTAGCATATTTGCTACATAGTCGTATACTTCTTGTTTAGCTATTTGTAATTCGTTGATGTCTGCCATTGGGTTATCCTAAGTTCTTTTCTACTTGTATTTATCGTAGCGATAAATATAATACTATGCCAAGACTAAGCCTATACCGCCCTGAAAAAACCAAAGACTTCAAGTTCTTTGACCGCACTATTTATGAGATGTTTCAAATAGGCGGTGTTGACGTCTTTATACACAAGTACTTAGGAACCAACGACGGTACCACAGTTAAAGATACCACGCAAATACAAGATTTATTATTTTTAGAAAATCGTGATAGAAAGTATGCACAGGACATTACTACTATTCGTGGAATTTAT